GGAAAACATAAAAAAGAAAGAGTAACCAAAGCCTTTAGTGAAGGATGTGCAATCCAACCCAGTACAGTAGGATACTCTTTCTTCTTTGCTGGCAAAGATACATATTTTATTATAAACCAAAAGCAAACATGAGTGACTTTAACAGATTGATCGGTAAATTGGAAAAGCAGAAGGCTTCTTTTCAAAAGCTGCTTGACGTGACCCTGCCCAAAAAAGTCGGGAATGCGGCCGTCAACCACTTCAGGAAGAATTTCCGTGACGGTGGGTGGAACGACAACGGCTTGAAAAAATGGAAAAAAACACGGCGTGAAGAAAAAAGTTCCGCCAGGGCCGAATACCGTTACGGGCCTTTGCTCAGTCGCCAGGACCATCTTATGAAAAGTATCCATTTCACCCCTGAAAGCAAGAAAGTGATTGTTTCCACGGATGTCAAATATGCCACTTATCATAACAACGGGGCGGAAATAAGAGTGACTCCCAAAATGAGAAAGTTCGCCTGGGCCAAATTCTTTTCCGGAGCGAAGATCGCCAAAGGGGATTCCGCAAAGGTCAGGAAGCAGAAGGCAGCAAAGGCAGGTGAAGAGGCGGAAGTATGGAAAAGGCTGGCCCTGACAAAGAAAAGCCGCCTTCGTATTCCAAAGCGCCGGTTCATGGGCCATTCCGCGGAACTGGATGAAAAAGTAATGAATATCGTGGAAGAAGAAACACGAAAGGTTTTAAACTCATAACATATCAAACGAACTATGGAAGATTTATTCAATGAAATTCAGACGGCCATAGCTGAAAACATGCCGTCCGTCAGCCTGGTCGATGAAGACTACGGGCAGTTGCAAACCGAAGAGGACCATTATCCGGTAACATTCCCCGCCGTCCTGATAAACATGGAAGGAGTCGCCTGGGAGACCATAACGGACGAATACCAGCGGGGAACCTTCACCATCACGATAAAACTCTGCCTGGATTGTTACGACGATACACATTATACGAGCGGGGTGGCGGGTAAAGCCTCAGAGCGGATCGCGATGTTCAAGGAACTGCATTCCGTCATCCGGCAGATAGAACCGGCCAACGCCACCACCCTTGAAAGGATATCGTCAAGATGGTACAGCCTGCCTGGCATAATAAAAGTGTATGAAAGCACGTATGAATGTATCGTGGATGAAGAACCGGCTTAACGAAACAGGCTTAGCTGTTTTTCCGTAATACGGGGCATACGGCGGTGTGGCGACTGAAGAACCGGCACACCGTCTTTTTCATGCCGGTTTCCGGCCTCCCGGATTATGGACAGTATTCTTTCCTCCGACAGAAAAAATTCCTCCTCCGACAGGATTTTAAGGACATCATCGAAACGGCGGCGGCGAACTTCCGTCCAATAGTAATAACGCCGGATCAAAGCCTCGTTCCTCTTTTTTATCAAATTCTTATTCCTACCCTTAGACATGTTCCTTTTGTCTGTTTATATGACAAAATTACGGTCATACTCAATACGATGCAACTTATGGATATAAAAAAGCCTGTTTCGGGAAAAAGAATTTTTCGAAGGATAAATCTTCTGATACAGGTGAACTAATTTGATCTGCAATAGTAGATATTTAAGATGTCATAATAAAATAACTACTTTTACGTATATTTGTAGGCAAATATGAATAATGACAAAATCTTTATTATCAACCTTAAATGCAAATTTATAATTAATGAATGAAAACAAGAATCATGCAATACAAAGTGACCTTAATTAGGTTAGGACATGTACAACATTTAGTAGATTTCAATTCTATTATAAAATGGAAGTCTCAATTATTCACTATTTCAGGCATAGATTGTATTGAACATCTTCCAGGTAGTGATGTTGAAGACGGCTTTCTTGATGTTAAATATACAAAATCAAGATTAAAAACATTAATATCTTGTCCTGCAAATTCTGATTACGCAGTAGCAGTAATGCCATATAGATTTGAGGATAATTTCTATATGCATAGGGTTAATGATAAATGTGTTGTTATTTCTTTATGTGGAATTAGTGATATACTTAAATCTGATAACATTTCAATTGAACATTTTATAATCAAGCAACTTTATGAAATTTGTGCCATAAGACATATTATTAGTGATCTATCGAGCGATGATGTATATCAATTCATTCATCCTGATACAAGAGGTTGCTTATTTGATTTAAATGGTAAACGATCTGATATTCTTTACAATACTGAACAACCTATTATTTGTGAAGAGTGTAAAGGAAAATTTAAGAGCAAACAAATTCAAGCTGAAACAATTCACTTATTTGAACATGAATTAAAAAGGATAAGAAAGCCGTTTGCTTTAAGGATGGAGAGATGGATTAAAAGATATCCTCTTCTTTCTATTTTTATTAGTGCATTAACGGCAATAGCTCTAAATATTTTAGCCAATTTTATTTGGGAATGTTTATCCGAATAGAAAAAGAGTAGAAAACTCTTGTGTTTTCTACTCTTTTTCTATTTATAACTTTTTAATTTTGTGTTATAAAATATTCGTTACATCTAAACCCCTTGCGCGGGGTAAAGTCTTTAAATTCACAGCTCATGTAGAGTTCCTTCCGGTCAGCCCAATGTGCCATATCTTTCTGCCATTGCGGGATGATCTGGCGCGGGTTGTTTAAATCTCGGAAGGGTTGACAATGCGGTACAAATCGACGGCTAATGCTTTTCCAATAATTAACCCTGTGAAACGACTCTTTAAAGTCCATCAGGATACAATACAAGAAATATTCACCTTTGAAACCATACTTATCAATCAATTTGGCAGCCCGTTCAACCTCTGCTATCTGTCCCGGCGTATCACATCCAAAGCGAATACGCTTTATCCATTTCACACGAGCAAGGAGCCTGGCTATATCATCGGTAACTAACCTTGCGTCCAGCCCTTGGTTGAAGTCAATTCGTAGCCCCATGGAAATAATCTTTTCGATCTGCTGTAATCCGTATTCGGAAGCCAAAACATTGTTATCCATCAAAATCACATGCTTTCTATTTCCGGCAACTTCTTCGATATCCATATATGGAGTAATGTTTCCTTCTTTTGTCGGAACAACACACCATTTACATCGGTTCGGGCATCCACGTGTCAAAAAGCCGTAAGCCTCTTTATCAATACCGTACAAGCTGTAATCCGGAAAAGATCGATCTACATCCTCTGGTAAAATTTTCGCTATATCATAACCGGTACCTCCTTTTTCGATCTGATCAGCGGTGATATAGTACCCATAATCCGGAGTAAATGAAAAAACCTTTGCCATATATACCTTATCGTACGAACAAAGAGAATTATACCATTCGACATTATCGCCACGTGCTTTATGATAAACACTGATCTTCATCAACGCCAAATTCGGATAAGTGCTATCGACGGCTAGTAAACCTATATTCATTTGCTTCAGTTCTTTTTAGTTATTAATTATTCTCTTTCATTTGACATTTTACGACCCTTACTGGTAGCATAATAAACAGTAGGTTCTCCTTCTTTGTCGATAGCCCCTATCCATCTTCTTCTTTCAGCTTCTTGGATGAATAAATTGATGCCATAGTATGACTTATTTTTCAGCCAATCCAATTCATTTAATTGGTCGAACGTCATCCTTCCTCCCCAAACAAGCGAACTCGTCAGCATTTCCGCTCCTTCAGTCAATATATTTGCCATGACTCAGTTATTTTTAATTTTGAAACCAATAAGATTTTACACTTTCAGCAACATCTCTCATTTCAGACCAGGCACATTTGGTATTAAAACTAAGGATATAGCCTAAAGCCTTAATGACAGAACCTGTTAACAGGAATAATCCTGCCAGACAAAACACTGACAAAATGAAGATAAACGCGACTATAGCCGCTATTTTGTTTTTATCCATGATCTTCGCTTAATCAATTATCAAAATCTCTCTATATGAAATGTATATCTCCTGTGATACCGTATTTTCATCATGACACCAGCACAAATACCATTTACGATTTCCACAAGAGTCATACTGAGCCTTCCACATTTTACCATTATACTTGCCGGTTGGTTCCGAACCGGTGTAATCCGGCAACATCTCAAAATCCCGTCTATACATCACGGCATATTTGTCATCAAGAACCAGATTGTTTCTGTCCGGTTGTTTCCATACTTGTCCCCAGGGATGCGTCATCGGCGGGATAACGTTCGCATCCAATACAACTCTCTGCATTTCCATTTTTTCGGTCTGTTACCTTAACCAGTTGAATCCCATAATCGGAACCTTTCTTTACCCAGGTGAAAGAACCTTTTATCCGGCCCCTAACCATTCCTTTTACAATATCTTCGATATCACTCATAAATACCCGGTAATGGAATTTATGGGAAAAGAAATCTTTATTCTTATCCTTAAATGGGACAAGAAGCATGACCGCAGAAGAACGGCCCCTTTCATAACCTGAGATATACAGGTCGGCCTCAAAAATATAATTATCCCTTTCTTCATCGTAGCGGTCTCCGTCCCATCGGCAGGGGACTCCTTTATAGAAGTGCATTTTCCAGCTTTGCTTCTTCATATTAATAAACTATTTTTATCTGTTAGAACTAAAACAATGACAATTGATCGCCTTTTTCCCGTACGATCTCCAGGTGATAAGTTGAATTTTCAATATCAATCAACGTTTCTTCATCGATCCCGTTAAAGATAAAATCTCTCATCTCCATTTGCGGGTATGGGCATTTAATCAAATCCGCCCTGATATGGGCGTGGGGTCTGCGGGGAACTTCCGATTTACCGTTTACGAAGCAGTTTGGATTGGGACATGTGCAGTCATGTATAATCGAAGTGACCTGGTATATTCGGCCTTCATAACATGTATGCCCGTTCCAATGTACCTTAAACTTGTCTCCTTTGCGTATCATTTTCTATTTCGTAATACGATTGTCTTTTTATTGCCCCGGACGGGGACCACCCTCTTTCCCCGCCACATCTGTCTTTGGATGATGTCATCCAAAGACGATGCGTTTTTTGCCGTGTCCGGCTTTATCTGCCGGGAAATACGTTTTGCCGTCATATCTATAGCGAGTTAAATTCATTTTGCAACGTATCGATCTGTTTCTGGACACGTGAGATGTACATATCACTAAGTTCATGAGGCTTCACAAACTCCGTGACTTCGAAATAACTGCCACGGGAATCTATCATTCCTACTCCTGCTTTTGGGTGTTCCTCCATCCGTTTCTTCAATGCCTTTAACTGAGATATCCGACCGAGAATAATACCGGCCTTTTCATAACCTTCTATTGTCATACCGCTTTTTTAATTTGTTCACCACACTTAAACATATATAAATCCAGCCCGTCGTTATCGACGATGTAGTAGTCCGGTTTCACCAAGGAACTCCAGTAATCAACCGGAAGGAGACGTTCATCGCCGAACGATGGTTTCCGATATCCGGATGTCGGTACATAATGGGCCTGGAAGGACACACAAGAATCTTCGTAGGTAGATAATATGCGGGTGATATCCGGATCGGAAAAATGTTCCAATACTCCATGTGTGACAACCATCGTTCCGGGTTCAAAGAATTTCTTTTCCAGGATATTTTCTCTGGTATAAAATCGGGGAACCTTTCCAAGGTATCTGCCCAGGTTCATAAAACGGGTGTTATCTCTGCATAAATCTAATATTCCTGAATCCAGGTCCGCGAATATAATCTTGGT